CTTACCGCTGCAGGGACTTCATATACATTTTCATTTGATACAGGTTCAGCTAATTACATTGATAAAGTATTTAGCACAGACCCACAAGATACAAATAATAATATATATTTAGCTTCTAACTTTAAATTTGCACAATCAAACACTACACAATCGTTAGCGACTCATTTCATTACGATAGCTAGTGGTAGTGATGATTTTACACACGATTACAAAGTAGCAACAACACCATTTATTCAATCACAGGTGATTAATTCTAAAAGAACGAATTTATTCAAAGTAAACACTCGTTCACACGGAACTAATGTGAATTCAAAATACAAAATTGGTATTTCTGATGTTAGAGAAGCAGCAGATATTGCTAATTCTGACTTTGGTGATTTTACACTAACCGTACAGATTAATAATCCAGGTGAGTCAAATGATGGAGATATATTAGAAACATTCAATTTCTTAAGTCTTGATGAAAATGCAGACAATTACTTCGTAAGAGAAATTGGTGATAAATTTACAACTATTGATTCAAATGGTAATCTAACCAACAATGGTGATTTTCCAAATAAATCTGCATACATTTACATTAGTGATTTCGCTAATACAAAAGGTATGTCAGAAGCATTGGTCCCAATGGGATTTGATTCAGTTTTTGAACCATTTGGTCAAGGACCAGGTCAATTTGCAGACAACACTGGTTTCGCTGGAGCCCCTTCTGGTTCTGCAACCGGTTCATCTTATTTCCAAGCAACCGCTTCATTTAAAAGAAATCAATTAAATGACTTAGGTCAATATGATGAAAATGTTTTCTATGGATTTGACTTCAGTAATGATGATAGTAAACAATATTTACAACCAATAGCTGCGAGCGCAGTAACAGGTTCAAACACCATATTCTCACTTGAAAATATGTTAGGAGACGATAACGCTCCGGGAACAACAAATTCTGACTCATCTGAAAATGTAACATTAGCACTTTCAAATGTTAAACAAAGAAAGTTCGTAGTTCCTTTACAAGGTGGTTTTGATGGATTGAATCCAGCGGTTGATAGAAAAAGTGGAACTGATATCGCAGGTAATAACACACAAGGATTTGACTTAGATGAATTAACATCAAGTGGTTCAACAGCTTACATTAGAGCGATTAACGCAATAAGTAATCCTGATGAATTTGATATTAATTTATTGTCAACACCAGGTGTTGTTCACGAGTATCACGATTCAGTAACCAATCACGCTATTACAAAAATGGAAAATAGAGCCGACGCATTCTATATTATGGATGGTTCTCGTTGGGGTCGTTCCATTGATAACGCAGTTCAAGATATAAAAACTCTTGATTCAAATTATGTAGCGACATATTATCCTTGGGTAAAAATATCAGACCCAGCATTTAGTAAACCAACTTGGGTTCCACCATCAGTGGTAATGCCAGGTGTATACGCTAAATCAGACTCACTATCACACGAATGGTTTGCACCAGCAGGTTTAAATCGTGGTGGTTTGACAAGTGTAGTTGAAACAAAAGGTCGTTTAACTCATAGTGAAAGAGATACATTATATGAAAATCGTATCAATCCAATCGCACAATTCCCAGCACAGGGTGTTGTAGTGTTTGGACAGAAAACACTTCAAGGAAAACCAAGTGCATTGGACAGAGTTAATGTAAGAAGATTGTTGATTAGAGTTCGTAAATTTATCGCATCTACTTCAAGATTCTTAGTCTTTGAACAAAACACAGCAACAACAAGAAATCGTTTCTTGAATATTGTGAATCCGTTCTTAGAACAAGTTCAAGCAAATTCAGGATTATCAGCGTTTAGGGTGGTGATGGATGAATCAAACAACACACCAGATGTTGTGGATAGAAACCAACTAGTAGGACAGATATTCCTACAACCAACCAGAACAGCTGAGTTCATAGTCTTAGATTTCGTAGTTCAACCTTCAGGTGCAGCATTTGCAGACTAAAAGTTGAAACTATAAATCAACACAAGATAAGAAAAACCCCCGAGATTTCGGGGGTTTTTTGTGTAATGGGAACAAAGTAAATTTTGAGAGTTTAACCACCTAACTCACAAGGGTTGTTTCTAATGTCGTGAAACTCTACATAACCCATTCGGTTCCAAATATGTAGTCACCGAAAACCCACAAAACTACTTAGGATAAATAGCGAATGTATCAGCGTATTCAGCCAAACAATTTCTTTGACTTCTTACATAACCATATTGTGGTTTACTACAACCACGATACCTAATTCTAAACTTACCGGTTTTCATCAAAGTCCTAATTTGAGGATTATACCTAAATCTCATAGGAATACCTTTATACATAGAGACTTCATTTGGATTATCATTAAGATAATCAATAAGATAAAATCCTTGTTGATTAGCATTTGCTTCATATAATTCCATAGGATTATGAGCATATCTATAATGAGTAATGGTAAATGTTCCATTTTCCACATACTCACCAGCGTCATTATAATAACCATAATTATTTGGGATTTCTCTTGTTACCAATGTATCTTGGTAATCTCTCATATAAATACATTCGGTATCAGTCGTTATCGTTTCATTATTTTCAATCATATTTTTTCCTTTATTTCCTATCATTACACTATAATATACAAACAAAAAATGACAATGTCAAGCGTTTTCTTCAAATAATTCTTCTTCACAATCATCACAAAGAAAGAATCCATCAATTTCAACACCACATTCTTCACATAATATTTCATCAATCATACTATAATATACAAACAAAAAATGACAATGTCAAGTAAAAACTTCAAAAAAACTTCTAAAACTATATCATATTTGATATTCACTTTTTTTGGTTTTGTTATATTTATTAGTGTAATAAGAAAATTCTTTATAGGAGAAAAAAAGTGGCTGAATTACTAGACCCAAATGATATATTTTTTACGCCTTTTGAACCGAAAACAAAAAATCGTTTCGTTATGTATATTGGCGATATACCCGCATACTTAGTTAAAACTATGAACAGACCGAGTATAACATTTGAAGAGGTTGAAATAAACCATATAAATGTTAAAAGATATGTAAAAGGTAAAGGAGCTTGGAATACTTTAGAAGTAACTTTATATGACCCAATCGTTCCATCAGGAGCACAAGCAGTTATGGAGTGGGTTAGATTACACCACGAATCCGTAACAGGTCGTGACGGATACTCAGACTTCTATAAAAAAGACATTACATTTAATGTATTAGGGCCGGTCGGTGATAAGGTTGAAGAGTGGGTATTGAAAGGTGCTATGATTCAAGAAGCAAATTTCAATGATTTAGACTACGCAAACGGAACAGATGTAGTTGACATTACTTTAACACTAAGATACGACTACGCAATACTACAATTCTAAGGAGAAAGTTATGTGGGCAATATT